ACTTTAGATGCTAATGCTAAATCTATAAATCAAGTTAACCAGAACAATGTTAGAACTATGAATCAAGTTGCTACTATGCAACCTCAGTTAGATATGAAGATTGATCAGCTAAATGCAGATACAGCTACAAAGCTTTATGATGGAACTACTATAGCTTTACAAAATAAAGATAACTTCTATAATTGGAGAAATAAAGCTTATACTGATGCATTTAACGATGCACTTACCAATAAAGCTAATACATATAATATGAATCAACTTTATGATTACTATAGCATTAACCCAAGTACAGGTGGTATAGTAGAATTCACTGACGATGGTAGAAAGCTTGCAAAAAATAGTTCAGGAAATCAAACTCAACAGTCTATAAAAAACTATCAATATTTACAGGAATTAATGGGTGACAAAGAAGTACCAGAATGGCTTTATAATCAGATTTATTCTACAGATCCAGGAAATTCAGGTATGACTAAGGCACAGCAAGAAATGCTTAATAATAGATTTAATCCTAATACAAGAGCAGCAAAAAAAGGAAAAGAAATAAAGAGATTATCAAAGTGGGCAGTACCATTTTACAGTGGTAAGATGGGGATGTAAACCTAAAGGGTTTATGCAAAACACTTTGTAAACTTATATAATTATATTAATTTCACATCATGGCAACATATATAAAAGGAGCGGATACGTACTTACCAAATACTAAACCGTTTACACCGGATTATAAATTTTTATCTACGGTTTTACAAACTAGAACGGATAAGTATAATGCTAACTATAAAGCTACAAATGACATATACAATAGAGTTGTTTATTCTGACTTATCAAGAGAAGATACAAGAGAAAGAAGAGATCAGTATACAGAACAAATAGCACCTCAGATTGAAAAGATATCTGGGTTAGACTTATCTATACAATCTAATGTTGACGCTGCCAAAGGTGTCTTTGCACCATTCTATGAAGATGATGTTACAGTGAAAGATATGGTATTTACATCAAGATATAGAGATCAATCACAAAGAGCACAGAACTTATTAAATTCTCCTGATCAAACAGTACAAGAAAAATACTGGGATGTTGGAGTAAGGGCTATGCAATATAAAATGGATGAGTTTATTAATTCTGATGCTGAAGATGCATTAAGAATGGCGCTTCCTCAATATGTACCAAAAGCTAATTTATTTAAACTTAGTTCTGAGTTATTATCTAATATGGATCCTCCGTTAAATATGGAGATGGATAGATTTAATTCATCTAAAAATCCAAATTATAATCCTAATATACCTGAGTCAAGAGAAAATCCAAAACTAATATATAATACCGATTGGATTATTACTGAGCAAAATGGTGCTTTAGTTACAGGGGCTGCATTACAGACAATTAAAAATAATCTTTTAACTAATCCTGCCGTACAAAGATCATATCAAACAGAAGCATATGTATCAAGTATGGACCGGGCTCATGAAGCTGTAAAAAATGGTGTAGCTACATCTATTTCTAATGGTCAAGATATGTGGGCTGAAGAAACTATAAGAAGAATAGCAACTAATAATAAAGTTGAATTAAGCAATGATCTTGAGTCTTTACGTAAAGCAGAAGCTTCTGCAGTTAATTGGTCTAATTTCAAAGGGTCAAATGGAATTGTACCAGGCGGACAATTAGATAAATTAAATAAAGAACAGTTATCTACTTTAGAAAAGTATAAACTAGAAATTGAATCTAAAAAGCAAATAGCACTAGAAGCGGAAAGACCAAGCCCTACAAGAAATAATCTTCTTAATAAAGCATATAATTTATATATGCAAAGTAATATTAGTAATGATATGCAAAGTGCAGCACAAGATTGGAGTGCTAGAAATTACACTCGTAAGATGACTGCTAATCCATTTGCTGTTGATGAGAAGAAGGCTAAGTATGACATGGCTCAAATTAATGCACGTAGTCGAAATCAACTTATCAGAGATAGAATTAATAATGATAGAAAGGATGCTAATACTGTATTAGACAAAGGTTATAAATATGATAAGGATGGTAATCTTATTAAATTACCATGGGCAGAAGTTTCAAATTCAATGAGCTCGCCATTTAATAAAGGATCCGTAACATTTAGTGATCCAAATGCACTAGATTTTAAAACAGAAAATAATAAAATTAATAAAAATGAAGATGTCATAGGTGACTTTTTTGTTGACCATGCGAACGATCTAAATACAATATTACCCGTTAAACTTGATGCTATATTTGGAAATACTGAAAGTCCTGGTATGCTTGCAATCTTAAACCCACTTGGTAATACTGAAAATGAAAATTCAGAGTATACTATAACTATACCAGGAAAAAATGAATATATATCAGAACCTATAGTTCTTCAAGGTAATATTGCAAGTTTAAAAAGGCAAATATTAAATCAAGCAGAAAGCAATCCAGAACTAATAAATAAAATCTATACTCAAATTAAATCTAATTTTACAGATACAGAAAAACTAACATTAGCAGATCCTAATTTAACTACTGGTTATAATAAATCTTTATATGCAGGAATGATTAAAAGATTAAACGAGATTGATCAGAAACAAAATGGTATAGATGTACGGGGTCAAGAAATACATAAAGTTGCCTTAAATGCTGCAGAAATAAATGATATATCAAATACGGTACAAAACAATAAAGACATAAAAGGATTTATTGATAATGGATTTCCTTCATCTATTTTTACAAGTGATGGTATGATAGAAAGTTTAGAAGATTATCAGACTAGAGTAATTGGTTTAGTTAAGGAAGGGGTTGCAACAAATTATGATGCAATTGGAATTGATAAAGGTACAAGCGATAAGAAATATTATAAAGATATGGATCTAAGTACTGGTAAAAAAGAATATTTAAATTTTATTGATGAATCATTTGTTCGTGAAAACGGGACAACTGGTTCAAGGACTATAAGAGAGTATTCAGATGTTCCGTTTAAAAACGCTAGAATAAGTAAACCAGTTACTTCAATAATGTACACTGATGATACAGAAAGGGTAGTTAGATCAGAAAATAAAAATCAACTTGATCCTTTAACTAGACGAAAAGTACGAGTAATTGATGAATATCAAATTAAATTAGAAGCAGCTAAAGTTTATAATGCACTTTATAATGAATTGAATGCAGCTCTTCAAGGAAGAAGAGATATAAACACTCCTTCAACTTCATATGCTTCATTGTTAGAGGGAGTGCGTGGTGAAACATACTCTAATCTAGGGAATAATCCTGCATTTAATATGCCTGTGAATCCACTTAATCCAACTCCAGGCGCAGTAAAATTTTTAGCAGACTTTAATAATCAGATAAATGACATGAAATCAAAGGGTATTATTTATGGTGTTGGACTTGGTGATATACAGAATCAAGATGAAAAATTAAAACAAGATCCTTTAGCATTAGAAGTTCTTGAGGCTTATACACAGGATATGTCTAGTTGGTTAAATCAAAATAGCAGCCCAACATCTTCAAAAAATTCTCCAATATCTAATATTGCTTATTATCCTGTATATGGTGTAGCAAAAGCAGGTAATAAAAATAGTGCAGCGTATAAAGTAAATGAATTTTCTAACTGGATAGAAGGTCAAAGAAAGAGATTTGGTGATGAAAAGGTAGATAAGATAAAAGATGCAGGTGGAATTTTTATTGTATTTCCTCAAGATAATGATCTTAATTCTAAATCTAAAAATAATAGATATGACTCTAAAGTATTTAATGATATAATGGCTAGTGGTAGTAATTATAAAAATTATTATGGAGGTAAAGATAATGGAATAACCGATTCAGGTGAATTAAGAATAACAAGAAATGGAACTGGTAACTATACTATGATACTTACAACAAATGAATATAACCCTAAACCAAGTGACCCAGATAAATTACAAAATTGGAAAGAGTATACTAGTTCAACTAGTGGTCCAAAACCCATGAGTTTTGCTAATGATCTAAGGGGTATTGATTTACATGTTGAAGAGTTAATTGAAGATATGAGAAAGTTGGAAGCACGAAATTCTAGATTAAGAAAACTAGATCAACAAAAAAATTAAAAGTAAATGGAAAACGGATCTAATAAACCATTAGCACAAGAAATTAAAAATCAGGAAAGACCAGCTCCAAGTATAATACCTGAAGGACAGTTTCGTTTTGAGCCTATAGCAGAAATGTTTGAGACTCCTGACACTAAATTTAACGACTATTTGATGAGTAGTAGTTTAGCAGCTGACGATTTTTCAGGAGTAAATCAATATAAAACTGATATAGATAGATATGGTATTGATGCTATGGCATCTTTAGGAGTTGCTATTCCTAGTTTTGCAACAGATACTTATAATCCAGTTTCTCAAAATGTTCCTGATAGAAAACTAAATGCGGGTTCCATTATTGATCGTTTATCAGATTTAGAATCTAAACCTTTCTATGAAAAAAGATTATCCCCTATATTTTCTGGAATGAGGCAAAATCAATTTTTAAGATATTATAATCATCCAGAGTTTGATAAGTTAGGGTATTCTCCATATTCTAATATGGAAAATTATTATAATGCAAATTCAACTATTTGGGATGATTTTAGCAGAATGGGTGGTCAATGGATGTCTCTTGCTGGTACCGGATTAAATTCTGTATATGGATCAATGTTTAGTGGTGGTGATTACTTTCAACCAGATACTGAATCAGCAACTGAGTTTGAAGATATAATGGGCATTGGATCATCAACAAGAGGTGGTGTTGGAGGATTTATAAATAACTTAGCAGCTAACTCTGCATACACAGGAGGCATACTTGCTTCAATAGCTATTGAAGAGCTTATACTTGCCGGTGGAGCAGCACTTTCAGGAGGAACATTAACTGGAGCTGCTATGGCAAAGACAGCTGCAAATGCTGCAAGAGGTGTAAAAAGTTTATTTAGTTTTACTAAGCTATTTGATAGAACAAGAAAAATTTTAGAAAAGGCTAAGCAAATTGATACGGCAAGAGATTTTTATAATGCTTCTGTTACAGGTGGTAAAATGGTGGTTAATACTTTAGGTAAAGGATTTACACCAAATACTGTAAAAGCATTTCAAAATATGAAGACTGCCCAGAATGCTGGACAAAATATGAGCAATCTTGCTAAGATGGGTACTGGCTTTGGAGGTTTCTATAGAGATATTAGAGCAGTAAACTTAGCAATGGCTGAGAGTAAACTTGAATCAGGAATGGTTTATAACAAAGTAATGCAGCAAGGTCTTACAGATGCTAATAACTTTAGTGGAGGGCAGGGTATTACTGATGGAAGAGATGTTGCTAATGCAGCTAATCAAGCAGCATTTAAAACTATGTTGGCTAATGCTCCACTTATATATGCTAGTAACTGGTTTGTTATTGGTAATGCACTGGGTGGTTTCCAAAGAGGTATACAAAGATCTTTAGGTTCTACTTTTCAATCAGGTGTAAATAAAAATATTATAAATACTGCAGGTAAGAAAGTTATAAATGGTGCAGGTGAAGTAATTAAAAACCCATTTAAATATATAGGACCTGGATTTAAAAGTACTGTAGCAAAAGTTAAAGCAGGTGGAGTTGCAGGACTTGCTGGTTCAGGAGGTATGGCAATGCTTAACTATTTTGCTGCAAACGTTGCAGAAGGTATACAGGAAATTGGACAAGAAGCTATTTCAGCAGCAACTACAGGTTATTATACAGAAATACTAAACAATCCTGCTCAAGGTGGAGAGGCCCTTAAGAATCAAATGATACTATCAGCAATGGGAGATCAGTTTTCTTCACAAGGAGCAGGTACATTCTTGTCTGGTTTCTTAATGGGTGGTTTAGTAAGTGGTCCTCAAAAATTATTTTTTCAAGGTGTACCTTCTATATATAAATTTGGTTTGCAAGAAGCTGGTATTGGCTTAGCAAGTAAATCTCAGAAAGAAGCATATTCTGAGTATAAGACTAATAGAGAAACAATGATTAATAAAGTTGTTGACTCTTATAACAAATCTTGGAATTCACAAGCAGTTGATCCTTCAAGTCTATTTGATTTAAATAGACTAAACTTTATGGTTCAAAAAGAGCTAGCTGAAAATATAAAAAGTGGCCTTGAAATATTTGGTCATGTTGACAATGCAGATAGAGCTAAGTTCCAACAATATTATACCATGTTTGCTGGTAATGGATCTTATCATTTTAAAAATCAACTGCGAGGATTTTTAGAACTATCTGATGCAGAATTATCTCAAGCGTTTCCTGGTGTATCTAATAAAGATAAGAAAGATGGTAAGTTAAGAGGGCGTATTAATGATATGCTTGTTGGCATTGATAAGATGGAAGAGTCTTATAATAAGAATAAAGATAAATATAAAAATCCATTTGATAGAAGTAAATTTAATCCAAAGACACAACAAAGACAGTATGTAGACGAAATGCTTAATGAAGAAGCGTATGAACATGTACGTTATTTATATATGTTTACTAATGATGGATTTACCAGAGCATTAGAAAGAGCAGATGGTATTTATTCTAAGTTGCAATCTGATCCTTTATTTGATAAAATGTCTGCAAATGATATAACTAGTTTGCTTGATGAGAAATCAATTCAAAATGAGATAGATATGTTAAACCTTGAAGTGATTGCAACTAAAGGTGCAACTCAAGGTATTGGAGAATCTAACAAAACCAAAAGAGAAAAAATTAAAAGATTACAAGCTATTCAAAAGATTATTTCTGATCCACAAAATAGATTTAAGAATGGAACCTTTAAAAGAAACAAACTTTTAAAAGGAAAGCTTAGAAATGAGTTTAGAAACTATGTAAGATTTATGGCATCTACTGAGGGAACATTTGCTGATGAATCTAAAATTGATGCAGCCCTTGAGCAAATTGTTGATTATGGAGCATTAAAAGGAAGAGCACGTGTATATGATAAAGCTATTCAATATATGCAAAATCCTGAAAAATTTTCTGAAATTCAACAAAGAGCATATGAAGTAAATAAAGAAATCTATAATCAGCGTTCTAAGATTACTGAATCAATGGTAAAACAATATGTAGATATTGTTGAGGCAAATGAACTAATAAATCAGTTAGGTAAGATAGGTGTTTATGCAGCTACAGGGGAAACACAAATGTTTTTACAAACAGGTAATGCTGCATTCTTACAAACCTTTTATGATGATAATGGTAGAGTACAGCCAGAAGTGCATACAATATTATATAAGCAAATTCAAGATTATTTAACGGATTATAAAGAGACAAGAGCAGAGCAAGATAAAAAAGACAACCCACAAACCGAAGAGGAAATTGCAATTGAAGAAAGTGAAGAAACAAGGTCTTCACTTGATTTACTTTTAGAAAAGTCAGGTATAGACATAAAGATTAATGCAAGCACTAATAGCCCTTTATTAGTTAAAGCATTAGAAAGAAGTTATAAAAGCTATAGAGCAAAACAAGCAAGATTAGGTTTGCCTATTTTAGATAGTACTAACTGGATGAGTTCTGCAGAAGCTATAAATATTAGAAATGTTATTAATGCAATTAAAAAAGTATGGGCATCAGGGCAATCTGAAATTGGTGTAGAAGGAATTCTTGAATTTAATAATCCATTAGAATCAGATGTAATAAAAGGTGATATTGGATTTGAAGAGTTTTTACTTGACTCTGAAGTATTAATTAATAATCCAATTATAACATCTATATTAAACCAATCAGGAGTTGATATGGCTGATATAGTTGAGAGTCCAGATGTAAAATTAGAAGAAGGTCAAGCTCTAGAAAACACACCACAAATAAAATTCTATAAGGCGGGTGTTATTGCCGACGTATATAAAATATCTGTAGTAGAGAAAGACACCGAAGAAATTGTAGAGAACTACAAGTTTTTAGATAAAAAAGGCAATGAACTTTCAAAAGATATTATTGAGTTTTTAGATACTAACTTTGGCTCTATTCTAGCATCTTTCAACGCAAATGAAGTTAAAAAAGTTACAAATGCTTTAGATGCCTTAAATAAGAACCTTGTAGATTCATCAACATCTTTTGATTTTGATGGAGTATCAGGATTAACATATGGTCAGGTTATATATAAAGACGGTATAAAATATATTATTGTTCAAGATCCACTCTCTTCTAAAAAGTACGGTGAGAATCAAAAACTTAAAATAATTAAAGAGTCTGATAATATAGGCCCTATTGCAGAAAGAAAGGTTTTGTTTATATCACAAGGAGAGTTCAAAGATAAGTTTACTTTAGAGGAAACTACATTTAATTTAATACCAGATTCTGTTACTAAGATTCAAATACAAGATCTTACTACTTTATATCCACATGTAAATTACACTGAGGGAAGTACGGAGTCTGATAACGTTAATGCAAAAGAAAGATATAATGCTATTCTTAGCATGTTAACAGCAAAAGAAATAGAAGGCTTACAATTAGTTGTTACTCTTGATTCACAAGGTGGGACTAATACTGGATCATATGCAGTTAAAAATAGAGCTGGAAAAGTATATAAAGAAGGCAACCCATTAATAGATAGATTACGTAGTAAATACATAGTTGGTATAAGAATACAATCTCCAGAATTAGCTGCATCAATTAATGAAAGGCTAGAAGAGATGGGTATTGAACCATCTAATAGTCCAGAAGGTGTCTTTGCATATTTGAATAATGAATCTTTTTTAATTAGAGATCAACGTACAGGTAACCCTATAGATCCTAGATCTATGACTAGAGAACAAGCAAGTAATGTTATTCTTGCTCAGAAAAACTTAAATGCAGAACAAAAACAACAGGCACTTGAGCGTGTACATAATGCGTTTGCATTAAACGCACTTGTAGTTCAAACGTTTGACAATTTAAATATAGATGAAGATGTAACTTACATTATGGCAAATTCAAAAGATTTACCTTTTGGATTAAATTTAACTCCAGGAGGAGGACAAGTTGCATATGCCAAATCTAGAGAAAGAGTTTATCCTTTATCTATGGATGAATTACAGTATAGTACTGCAGATCAGGAAGGCAATCTATTTGTATTTGATTTAAAATATGATAGAAAAACAGGTAGGAGAATTTATGACTTTAGTACAAATTTAAAAGGTGAAGAAAGAAACTCTCTAGAAAATGCAATAGAAGCACAGCTTAAAAAGCAAGATCAATGGGATAATTTATTAAAAGCTGGTAAGGGAACGGATAGATATCTAGCTATGGTTAGACTGCCCAATGGTACATACGTAAAGGTAAATTTAACACCTAGAAAATTAACAAAAGAAGATTTAGAAGGTGAAGTAGTTAAAAATAAAAAAACAGGAGAAGCAGAACTTGTAACAACAGGTATATATAGAGATATAGTAGAAGCAGCCAGAAGAATAGGCAATATAAAAGATCAAGAAAAAGGGATAGAGGAAGCTGATAAATTTAATAAAGAGTTATCAGAAAAGTTATTTTTAAGTAGTTTTCCCGGCAATCTTATAGAGATAAATGTATCACCAAGTGGTACTATTTATATTTCTTTTGATAATAAAGATGCTAATATAAGTTTGGATATTGGTTTAACTACAGAAGAGGTTAATGTAACAGATAAATCTGCTAAAGATCTAATTGATGATTTAGTTGCGAAATTTAATCTTAATGCTGATGTAGAAAAATATAATGCAACTTTAGAAGTTAAAAACTTTAGAGCATCTTTTGCAAAAAATGTATCACCTCAAGAAATATATGATAATACTACTACAGAAGTATTAAAACAAGTAGTAAGAAAACAAACTGTAGAAATTTCAGCTAGTTCAGATGCTTTACAACTATCACGTGATATAGCTTTTATTCCTAATACAGATAAAAGCAATGAGCTAGAAATAGAATCTGCACTAGGTAGAGATAAACCTACAGCAGCAGAAGCAGAATATTCTGTATCAGATATGGAAGAATCTGAGTTTGAAGAAATGATTGATGAGAATAATTTTGGAGATTATAAAGAAAATATTGAGCATGTTGTAAATGCAATACTTAGAGGTATAGAGTTAAGTTCACGTGAAAAACAATTAATGAAGAATGATGTCTTCAGCCAATCAGTTATTTTACAAGTTACAAAGCAAGGGGGTCCAGGTTCATTAGCTATTGAAAAAAATAAAAAGACAACAAAGCTTGATGCTGTTAAAGCTGAGCTAGAATCTCTCAGAGTAAAGTTAGAAGAAGGCCTGACTAATAAGAGGGATAAAGCATTAGCTATTATGAATAGCAAGGAGTATCAAGATCTATTAGCTAAAAGAAAAAAAATAGAAAGAGGTGCTAATAAGTTAGTGCAAGCATCTTCTGAAGCAGAGCGCATTGATGATTACAATGAATTTTTAGATTGGGCAAGCGATAATTTACCAGATATAATTGGTATAGAAGATCTAATAACTCTTGCTGATAATGGTATTTCAAAAGGATATGAAAGGGTTGGTTCTTTTGTTTTAAACTTAGATAGAATAGCAAATGGTGTTGATGTAAATGGTACTATATATACTAGCCCATTAAGTCCATATAAATATCATGAAGCTTTCCATAGTATCTTTAGAACTGTCCTTACTCAAGAACAGATTGATAGATATAGAAGGATTGCTAAACCAGAAGTAAAAGCTAAGTATGGGTCTAAATACAAAACAGAATTAGAAAAGTTTAGAAATTCTGCTCAGCAATATCAAGATATGTCTGATATTGAACTGGAAAATGAGTTTATTGAAGAGTATATGGCTGATGAGTTTGAGGCATTTAAAAAGAATCCAAGAAGCTCTAAAACAAATACAGAAATAAAATCATTCTTTACTAAATTAATAGAATGGATTAAAGGTGTACTCTCTAAGTATTCTTCTATGGAGTTACTTACATTATATGAAAACATAGACGCTGGTAAATTTAAAAATGCACCTATCCAACTTAATGAGTTTACTCAACTTGAAAATTCTTTAGGTGGATCAATTAGTGTTGCTAATGCACTAGTTAGATATGATACTGCTTCTAAAGTAGTAGAAAAAGGAGAGCCTGTGGGACAACTATATGTTGATTCAGATGTAATAGATCCGTTAATTAGGTCTATGGCTGGTATGTTTATAAATAGAGTAAAAGAACTTTCTCTAACTGGAGATGACTATAGTTCTTCTGATATTTATGATGATCTTTCACTTGACTTTATTGTAATGCTTGATCCAGATGGAGAAGCAAATAAAGGTTTTTCTGGAGTTAAAAAAGAATATCTTAAACAACTGAATGATGCATTTACAAATTATCCAGAGGATATTAAAAAAGAAGTTTTTAATTTGATTAATATAATTTCTGGCATGGATCAGGCTAATCAATTAAAAATAGAAAATATTGAAGATGCATCGGGTATAAGAACTACAAGTGACTTTAATAAAGCTGTGTCTGAAATAGGCGGCTTCAATTCTTTATCATACAAAGTAAGATCATATATAGCAACTACAACTATGGTTGGTACTGATTTCTTTGGTAAAACAGAGTTAACAGAAGGAGAGCCTTTAATTGTACCGGTTAAGTTTAATGAAGCCTATACGGCATTGCTTAAATCAGTTTCAAATGAAAGTAATGCTGCTATAATGCTTAAGAGAATGTACTCATACTCTAGATTAAATCCACAAGGTAAAGCGGTAGTAGATAAACTATTTAATGACACAGGTTTAACAATAGAAGCCTTAACTTCTTCTGAACCTTTTAAAGATGTTACGGATGGTTCTTTGTTAATTTCAATACTAAAAGGATTTGAAAACTATAAGGTTGATTACTTATTTAATGAAAGAGATTCTGATGGTAACTTATTAGTATATACCGCATCTGAAAGAGATGATATTAATGCTCAGTTAGATGAATGGTCTCAAGCATATATAACAAAAAGAAAACTTGCTGTAGCTAATCCAGAAAAAGTAAAAAACTTTCTAAGATTAACAAAGGATATGAAAGAAGTTATGACATCATATCCAGAAGATACATCTATGGTATATCAAAAGTCTAGAGAATTTTCTGAACGAATGTTTGATTTAATAGGTATTAGATTAAGTCCTAATTATATTGCTTATAGTATTGCTAAAGTTAAAACAGAAGAAGATTTAGCAGATAGCCCTGAGCTAAAAGCATTAAAAGACGGATATACAGATGAATCAATTACAGATGAATTACTAGATCAACTATATGAAGGTTTAAGTACAAACAGTGATATATTTTCTACTAAGGAAGATGGAATGGCATCAAGACTTACTAAATTAAGTCTTGCAAATGCTAAGATGGATGAAACTATTGGTGCATCTACATTTGTAAATCCTAATGGTGATATAGTATATGGGCATCAGTTACCTACGTTCCATTTAAAAACAATGGCTGCTCTTAATAATCAAGCAAAAATAAATGAGTTGCTCAATGACGAATTCTTATCAAATAACTATTTGCTTAAGAATGAAGCGTTTTTAAATTTATCTAGAGAAAATAGATTGAAGATAATTAGAGTTGCCGGTAGTAAAATTAAAGAAAAAATTACTGCTGCTGATAATGATCAAATAACTGAAGATTTATTAAATGAATCTATATCAGGAAATAAAGCTACTCAAAGCTTTGGTGAATTTACCGCACAAGAGTTTGCTATATCTCTTATAAATAATTACACGTCAAACTTTAATAGAAGAACAGGTGTAGTTGAAACAGTAAATGGTAAAGATGAACAGAAAGTTGCATTGTCCCCTGTATTTTTAAGAGTAATGGAAGCCGCTAATACAGGAGACTTGGCTTCTTTACCTGTAATAAAAGCAGTTACAAATAAGAATGGTAATATTGTTCTTACAGCAGAAGCCGTAAATACTTTTGTAAATAGTATAGAAGCTGAGTTTAATAGAATTAGTGCAGAGCTATTAGCATTTGAAACTGAACCAGGCAACATTGAAGGTTTTAATAATGAGAAAAGTAATAGAGCAGATAAGGGTAGAGCTTTTAAATTTACTAACAATGATCTTTTACTTTCTGAAACAACTAAAAAAGCACTGATAGAAGTTGCTACAGAAAAAGCTAAACTAGGTGAAACTGTTTCTCTTAAAGAAGCTATATTATTGGCGACTGGAGTAACAAGCTCATCTATGAGAGCTGAACTTAATGATAGTTTGGAAAATAGCTTTAAAGATTTTATGGATTTACTTACATCTTTAAATGTAAAGAATAATCTATCTACACAAGTATTAAAAGGATTAGACGCTTCTAATAGTGGTTCAAAACCTAATGTTAACTTATCTATGTTAAAGTTAAACCTCACAACTGACAGCACTTATAATTTAAAACAAATATTTTTTAATAACTATATTAACTCAAAAGCATTAAATGATTTATTTCTTGGTGATCAAGCTATAAGTCTAAAGAGTATGGTTGATAAAGTTAAAAGAGCTAAGTTGCAAAATGCAGCATACTATAGTGCATATAGTGAAATCATTGATCCTAGCAAAGGTATAACACATGCTAGTACTAATTTTGATTTATATCCGTTTCAAGATCCAATAGCTAAATCTGATTTTACAGGTAATGATATAGAGCTGGCTGATGCACAAGTTTACATTACTACAAAAGGTATACGTTATTCAACATTTGGATTTGGAAGATTAAGTCCTGCAATGGCAGCAATGCTAGATACTATTGATAAAGGAGATACTATAAGTGCTGATAGAGCATGGGGTTCTAAAGAAGGTTCAATTAACTTATCAAAGCAGCAAGACTTTATAAATTCTAAAAAGTTTGTATACATGGATGGTAAGACAGCTTTAAAAATGTCTGTTACTGTACTAACTAAAGAGTATACATCTAAATATAATAAAGACACTGGCATATGGGAAGCTAAACCTAATATGAAGCAGCTCCATTATTTACGTGAGCAAATGGAAGCCAATGAAGAAGTAAATCAAAACTTTGCTATGGCAGCACCTACTTCAGCTATGAAAATGTTGAAGCAAGGAGTTAACTCACTTACATCAAATCAATTTGATATAACTGATGATTTAAATTCTATTAATTTAGATACTTCATATCTTGGTCTACAAGTTATAAATCCTTCTAATAAAACTGTAATAACTGACCTGAATCAAATAAAGGAGCTTATAACTTCTGAACAAGATGATAATGTTAAAGTATTTATAAAAGGGAGTCCAGAGTTAGATACTGTAGGAAAAGTAAAAGAAGCATATAATAAAGCAGTTAGCGAAAGAGTAATTTTAAAGTACAAAAACAAAAGAAATTTAGTTTTTAGTTTTGATACAGCACTTGATGAATTTGAACTATCAAAAGAAAAAGGTTCAATAACACCTAACCTTGCAGCATTTTTATTAGAAGCACAACAAGGCCTTATGGCTTCAGGTGCAACTTCAAATTTACTTGAGTTTTTTGCTGTTGAAGATGGAGTTCAAAAATATAATTTGAATAGTCCTGTGACTGCTAAAAAGTTTGAGCAGCTTTTCTTAACATACTTTAGTAAAGGTACACTAAGAGAAAAAGTACCTGGTACTTCAGTTGCATTACTGTCTTCATTTGGTCATAAGGTTTATAGACGTGTGTATGAAATGGAAAATGGTATGCCTAGTAGATCTGAAATTGTAAGAGAAAGCGCTTATAATGGGGAAGGTTTAGAAGATATAAATAATCTTATTGATGGTAAATACGATGGTGTTCTTGTTCTTGATGTTTTAAGAACGGGTGTTATGGAATATAAAAATGATGATGTTGTAAATGGTGAGCCTACAGGAATAAGGTATAGTGAAAGTATTATGCCTGCTATGGATAAAAATATAATGGAGTTAATTCAAGAAAACCCAAATGCTTCAATACCACCTGTAATAGCTAAAATGTTTGGGGTACGTATACCTACACAGGATAAGCATTCTGCAATAAATATAAGAATTGTTGATTTTATGCCTGTGTATTACGGTTCTACTGCAATATTTCCTAAAGAACTTGTAGAAATATCAGGAGCGGATTTTGATATTGATAAAGTATATGCGTTAACAAAAGAATACTACTTAGATGGTAATAAAAACTTTAGAACATATGGTAATGGAGATGGAAACTCTTATTTTGAGTATGTCAAGTACATGAACTTAAAATCATCTGAACCCAATAACATATTTAGTAAAGCATCTTCTTTATATAAAGATAAAACTCTTGCTATAAGAAGAAGTAATGCTTTAACTGAAGAAGAAAAAAATATAGTTACTGATGATAAAGCTGTAAACAAGATTAGTGAAGAAGCTCTTAGAGCAATGTTGATATTAGGTTTACCTGTTACTAAAGCGCAATTTAAATCATACGTTGAAAAACACGGATCACCAAATGAAGCAGTATTAAATAATAATATTTTAGACTATAGATATACTTTAGCCGGCAACACTGGTGTAACAGGTAAAACATTAAAGTCTATTGATCAGGATAATGGAGAAGGTAAATCTGATTTGCCTATAGCTTATCAAGCAGCTGATTTAAAAATGCTAGAAGATTTATTTGATGAGCTTTCTGAAATTGAGGGTATAGAATTATTTGCAAGTAGAAAAGATTCTGATGTAGATGTTGATACGCTACACGGTATGGTAAGAGCTTTTGAAGCAAATAAAGGTGCTGCAATTGGTGCCATTGTAAAACCTAATGTAGCTTTAAGTTTATTACGTGAATATAAAATTAAATTAAAGAGACCTATAAAATTTGATGGTAATGAATATGATGGATTTACTAAAAGTAAAATAAATGGAGAAAGAATACAAGATATTATTTCTACTTTAGTTACAATGGAGACTGATAATGCTAAAGAGCGTTTGATAGCTAAATTTGGCCTTAATAAACATGCTGTTGGTTTAGTTGGTAATATGGTTTCTTTGGGAATTCCACTAAGAACTTCAATTTTATTAGTAAACTCTGCTGAAATAAGGGAGTTATATAATCTAGCTTTATATAAAAAAAATAAGTATGATGCAAGCTTAGAAACACTTTTATCTCAACGTATAAATTCAACAGCTTCATTAGTTGCTAAAGAAAAAAAGAGCGGTAATAAAATACCATTTGTAAAACTATCAGATAAATTTTTAGAGACAGCCGTAGATAGCACACAAGATTTAACAAATAATGAAAAACTTCAAATATTATTTTTATTTAATAGGCTTAATAAGATTAACAAATTTACAGTTGAGATAAATAATGTAACAAGTCTTACGCAAGGTCTTCCTCAGTCTATACCTGAGATGAAAAATTCTATTGAAAAGATTACTAGTTTATTTGATGAGAGTGCACCTGTAAATGTTAGATCTATTTATGGTAAAAAAAGTAAAACTTGGCAGAGTACTTATCTAAAAATATTTGGTCAAATACATAATGATCTTTTGCCTAATACTATTTTAACTATGAGTAAAGACTTTAATGATATATTAAAGCCTACTTATAGTCAAATGGACACTAATAAGAAGTCGTTTGATAATGATGTAAGAAATGGTATTGAGCAAGATTTATTGTCTTACTTAACAATTAAGTCATATCAACACCTTCTTAATAATAGCTCTGGTAATTCTTCTGTAGAAAATACACTGCTTTATCCTGGTGTTGTTGGTGTAACAGACCTGTCTTTAGTTAAAAGGATAGAAGACTTACGTACAGATAGAGCTATTAAAGGTAAAGAGTATAACTATTTTTTAGATAGCTTTGTAGGCACACAATATGCAGGTGCTGAGGGTAATAATACAGGAATGAATATAGTAAAAGCAGATACATGGAGAAGATTAAATGAGGCTAATAAGCTTGATCTTCAAACATCATTTGCAAAACTATATGGTTCTCTTGAGACAAGAGAAATAGCAGAGGATATTTTGCACTATATGATGATAAAGGATGGGTTACAACTTAAGTATGGAAGTCTTATGAGTGCAATGAGTCCTTTTATAATGAATAAATATCTTAAGAATGTTGGTTCTGTAGAGGCTGCACTTAAAGGACAAGTAGAATTTGAAAGTGTCTTTGGTATCTCTAAAGAAGAAGTGATGAAAGATTTTAAATATGGATACTTACAATCTAATATTGTAGGACCATTGCTTTTTACTTATGACGCTTCTATTCTTGATGAAGGTTTTACTTTTGACCCGGTTTCTAGACCTAATAAATTTAATATTACTTCTGAAATTTTTGATCATGTAAATGCAAAAGAACTTATAAGAGTTAAGGTAGACAAAGGACGAGGAGAAGAATATGTATTATTTAGAATTCTTGCTAAAGAAGATCCTTATTCAGCTGTAACTGTATACTCTGAAGTTCCATCAATGGGATCTAATCAACAGTTTGGTGGTGGCTTTGTAGGTGGACCTAGACTTACATATAATCAAGTAAGAATGATAGGTAAAGGAACTACACAAAATAGTTTACCTAAAGAAAGAACCGCACAAGGAACACAACCAGCATCACAAACTAGTGAGGTTGGGGTAGAAGTTACTAATGAAAAGTATTCCAGAAACTCGTTAGATAATGATTCAAGCAGTATGTATTTATTTACAGACAATGCTGAAAGAACGTCAAGACCAACCGCATCTTCTCCTAATATTACTGAAGGGTGGTATGCAGAAAAATATAAAGATAAAACTAATAAACCTTTACATTATGGTAGTACTAGTAATCCTACCAGTGCTGTTATAAGAGGTAAAAATAATGCTTACCCTATTTCTACAATGAGTGCTTATGGCACTAACTGGACTAATGAAAATTTTGATTTATTTAAAGATACCATTGATGATGAGATAGCTCAAATTAAACAAGATTTATCTAAATTTAAAACTCTTAAATTGGGTGACTTTAGAATAGGTCAAGGAGGCAGATTTGCTAAATTACCTTCTCAGCACCAATCTTATTTAGACTTTAAATTACTAGAATTAGGCATTGACAATTCAGGTAACAGTCCTAAAGTAATTAAACCAACACAACAAACTAGTGAGGTTGAGTATCCTGTTGATACCAACCCTGCAGCTATACAAGATGTAAATGAAGTATTAAATTCTCCATCAGCAATAGTAAATCAAACTACAGACTCTGTAACAGTCAAAGCGGATGTAGATGCAGCAGAAACAAATATAGCTGACATGGCACAAATAATGGCTGAGTTGTCTAAGAACTCAGATAGTCTTATCTTTGATGAAAGCGGTAATGCTATCATAGAAGATACAGATATGAGCATACCAGAAGCAACAGAGGCACAACAACAAGAGCGAGAACAACTAGAACTTGATCTTTTTTCTTCAGAGGAAATTTCAGAAGCTCCAAGTCTATCAGAATGGTGGGATGCAAATGTTGAAGGTAATAGTGCTGCTTTAGAAAAGCTTTCTGGAGAAAATATAAAAACACTTGACGATGCAATAGCTTTATATGGTGATTTATTTTCACAAACAGAACAAGGAGAACAAGATATAATTGAAAGACTTAAATGTCTCATATAATTAAACAATAATCAAATGGCTAAATGTTACAATAGAAATGATCCAGGATACCAAGCATTGAAAGATGAGTTTGGAACTAATCTTAGAACATCTAAGATTATCAATGACTGGCAACGTGTTAATGATTCTGATGTGTTTCCTAGTGTTGTCCAAGCTCAGACAATGGTTAAGGATCAAAACATTGCATTTTCACTAAAGACTAAAGCTTTTGGTGAAAGTGTTCTTGACAATTTAAGAAGAGAAAGAATAGGAAGTAATTTAGCTGGTCAGTTTTTAATTAATAATTCTAATCCTAATACTCAATCATATGATGAAGCCTTTTTAGAAAGTAATCTAAAAAGATTTTACAGATATTTAGACATTAATAATATACCAAGAGAATCCTTCTCTGTAACAAGAACACCGAAGAGTTATAGAATAGAAGCTAATAATGATATATTTTCAGCCAGAGATATACTAGAAAAATCAAGGTCTTGGGATACTAACAGATCCAGAGCTGTGGTTATGCATCTTAAGAGAATGTTTCCGCAGGTACAAGTTAAAATGCTGTCTGTTGCTCAAGCTAAAGTAATGTATGAATCATTACCAAAAACTAAAACCAACAACGTTGCTTTCAATGAAGTAAATTCTTTTTATATGGATGGTGTAGCTTATCTAATAAAAGGTAGAGTTACAGATGAAATAGCTATTGAAGAAATGTTGCATCCTTTTATAGATGCAATAAAGATGGATAATGAGGAATTGTTTAATTCACTGCTTGATGAAGCAGTAAATAACTTTCCTGTACTATCACAGCAAATTGAAGATGCTTACAATAATAGTACAAGAAACTTCAGCGATACTGAAATAAATATTGAAATTGTAACACAAGCATTGTCAAGACATTTCAAAAAAGAATATGAGACAACACCAACAAAAAACTTTTTAGCAAAAGTTAAAGAGGTTATTGAATGGTTTAAAGGTGTAATAGAAAACTTAAATCAATATATCACTGGAAGAGATCTTCCTGTATCTGCTATTAAACCAAGTACAACACTTAGTGATGTAGCTAAACTTCTTAATACAGAAGGTATTCAGTTTAAACTAGAAAAAAGAGTGGATGGTAAACTTAGATATAGTTTATCTCCAGCTAAATTAATACAAATTAAAGATGCATTAGAAAGAGCTAATGATACACAGAAGCCTATTATAATGCAGTTGTTTAATGTAGCACTGGCTGAGAACTCAGGTATGATTGACTCTCTCTCAGCATCAGTAAAAAATGCAGCTGCAGGAGATTCTATTGTAACACTTAATAAAGAGGATCACACATACATAAACTCTAATGATTCTGAAAAGGTATATACATCAGTAACTACTGCTATAAAGGGAAAGATGGACCCAAATCAGCAAATTGCACATAAAATTAATTTGGATATTGGTAATGAAGTTGATACATTATTAGATGGGGTTATTGCAAATCTTTCTTTTGAAGATTCATATGCTGCATTAGAAACAAGCAATATATCTAAAGAAGGGGCTAAAAAAGTTTTTGAATCTTTACAGGACGTTCTTGAAAATAAAATACCGGCTGAACTAAAAAATGGTTCAATTATACTATCTCAAGTTGTTTTATTTGATGAAGCATCTAAGATTGCTGGTACTGCAGACATATTTATTATAGATAAACATGGTAAGATAAGTATCATGGATTTAAAAACTTCAAAAAATGAACTTAGCAAACTAAAACCACTTAATGATCTAAAATCAAAACGTATAGGAAATCAATACAGAGAACAAGTTTATTCTTTAGGAAAAGATAGTAAGTTGGTGGATCAATATGATAAAAAAGGTGTTCTGATAAAAAAAGGATTAATTCAAGAACTCACTACAGAGGTACAACACAACTTACAAGTAAACCTATACAAAAGGATGGCTGAAAATATGGGGTATGAAGTATCCTATGATGAATGGGCTACATCTACAGTACATTTTAAGGTTGGTATAACAGGTACAGGAACAGAACAAGTATTTGATGGTTCAGTAGAATTTGATGGTTGGTACCCTCATCCGGTAGGTGAAAACATACCTTATGTAAATGCGATTGTACCAGAAGCAATAAACTCATATCAAAAAAGTAAACTTGAACAAGATCAAGAAGGTACATATAATAAAATATGGAATGGTAAGGATCAAAAAGATGAGACAACTGAAGAAGATAAAAAAGCAGCAGAAAATTATGAGGAATACAGTACTGCAGCAGGTGTATTAAGTAAATATCAGGAAGCATTAATTCAAAAAAGAGATATGATTCCTTTGTTAAAGTCCAATATATATATGGAATCAACAAAAGAAAATGAGATTGATCAAATATCTAAGACAATAGCTTATATAAATTTAGCTATGGCTAGTGATGATAAAAGTATATCAATAGCGTTATCTGAGGTATTACAGGATGCATTAGCACAAGTAAAAGACTTTAGGTCTTATGTTGAAAATCCAAAAAATATTAATTCACCAGAGTATGTTTCTTATGTTTTAAATTTTGATAAGTACATGAAGACATTTGAGGGTCTGTTTATACTTAAAGATTTAAAAGGATTAAACAAGACTCAAAAGAACTTAATACTTTCATTACAACAACAACTTAATTTACTTAGTGGTGCTGGTACTGACACAGGAGGAATAGTAGGTACTGCATTGAAAGACTATGTAAAAGAAATAGTCAGGTTAAAATCAAGCAATGATTATGGCGGTAAAAATAGTTTATTTACTGAGAAAGACTTAGAACTTTTAATGGAAAAAGCTGCAGATATTAGTGATGCGCAGTATTTAGTTGATGACATAGCAACATCTGGAGATGTTTTATTATCTGTAATGGATAAAATAAGAAAAGCTCAAAATCAAAAACTATTAGATCTTGTTGGTCAAAGAGAAACAGTTATTAGAGCTGCAGGTCAAAAGCTTGCAAAATTATCTCCAGAATTAAAGCTTGATGAGCTTTATAAGTTTATGTTAGAATATGATGCTGACGGTACTTTCAACGGAAGGTATGTAACAATAATAGGTGAGCAATACTGGGCTATACAAAATGAACTTAGAAGTAAGTTATATGATAATGAAGGTACACCCTATCAATATAGAGATGTATTTGATTTAGAAACTGCAAGTCAAGAAGATATAGATTACAATATAAATCTAGCTGCAAATAAACAAGCATACGGAGACTTCTATATAGCAGAAGAAAAAAGAGAGGATGGATCATTACGTCCATCTGGAATGTATCATAAGTATACTCAAGAGTTTATAGATGCTAGAAATAAACATGAAGTATGGATGCCCGGTTCTGAAAGTAATAAACGGGGTATCTGGGTACATAATAAAAGTGCTGTATCAGATGCTGAGTATGCAGTATTTGTTGCAAGATATTATGAACCAATAGAATATACTAAAGCTGTTAGAATTAATGGTGTAGTAACAGGACAGATTATACGAGATCGTCAAGGTATGATGGTTCCTAAAGTAGAGTTTAGAGAAGTATTATTAACTACACTTGATGGACGCAACATGAAAAATCCAAAATATGACGCTATAATGAGTGGTACAGATGCAAAGTCTGTAGCTGAAAGAGAGTTTTATAATTTGTATATTAAAATGTATGAAAAAGAATTATTAAATAAAATTCCTATTGGTCAAAGAGCAAATATGCTTGGTAGAGTTCCTTTAGTACAGAATAAATTGATGAATGAAATTAAAGATAAGGGTACTATATTTACTAAGTTATACGCTAGTATGACTGAAAGTAAAGTCTGGAATATGTTTCAGCAAACATCAACTCAAAAAAATGTTATATTAGATAATCAAGGTTATATAATAGATCAAGTACCTGTATATTATACAGGTAGACCTAGGTTAGATAATGATATTGCTGATCTTCAAAAAGAAATAGATCTTTTAAAATCAAGGTATAAAAAGAATGATATTCAAGATCAGAGATATAATAAAGAAATAGCGTTACTAAATGGTAAAATGGTAAGGTTAAGAGCAACACCAAGTAGAGGTCAAGTTAGTACAGACATGGCGTCTAGTTTACTTAAGTTTAGTGCTATGGCGCAGAACTATGAAACAATGGGTGCTGTAGATGATACGTTAAAAGCTTTTGTAAAAGTAATAGAGCAAAGAACTTATACTCCTGCTCCTGGGTTAAGACTAAATCTAAAGGCAAAAATAAAAGATAAAGTTGCTGAAAATCTAGGAACTAAAGCAAATACAAGTACACAAGAAAAAAATGTAGTACGTAGAGCTAAGAAGTTTATGTCTATGATTCATTATGACAATGAAAATATCACACAAGGCGCTTGGGATAAAATTGCAGGTGGTATTATGCAAATGTCTTCTTTATCATATGTAGCATTTAATCCATTTGGTAACTTTAATAATTACTTGATTGGTAGGATTAACAACAATATTGAATCTATAGGTGGTAGATTTTATTCTCAAAGTGCTTTTAAAAGAGCAACTTGGGAATATAATAAAAGAGCAATACCATCATTAGTTTATAGAACTGCACATGGTGGTGCAGAAGATTTTATTGACGTAGCAACATTTGGTATAATACCTGGGTTAGCTAAAGCTGACTATAATAAAAAATTACCTAACAGCAAGTACGAGGCATTTGTAGATATGTTCAGAATGATGGATAGCATGTCTGATATACGTGAACAAAGTTCAGATACGAAAGATGGTAAAAGTTGGTTTGATAGAGCAACTGAGTGGGGTTATATAATGCAGGATGCTGCTGAGTATAATTCTCAAACTAAAGTAGGTATGGCTATACTTATGGATACCTATCTTAAGAATACCAAAACAGGTGCGCAGTTATCATTTTATGATGCATTTGAATATGATGCAAAAACAAATAAGAATAAAATTAAAGATGGCTTTGATAAATTAATCAAAAAAAATGGACAAGAAGTACCTTATACTGATGATGTTAGATATGAAATGAGAAATGAGATTAGAGAGGTAAATAAACAAATACATGGTAATTATTCTAAAGAAGATAGAATTGTTCTTCAGTCAAGTACACTTGGTTCTTTAGCGCTTCAATTTAAAAAATGGTTAGTTCCAGCAATTAAGGCAAGATATCAAAGGGAATACTTTGATCAAAATTTAGGATGGATGGAAGGCAGATATAAATCTGCATTTTCATTTATAAGTTATGTTAAAAAAGAACTTGCTCAAGGTAACATAAACTTTAGAACAATGGGTAAAGGATATCTTAATCAACAAGTTAATGAGTATACTAGAGAAAAGTTTGGAGAAGAAGGAGTAAGAGATTATGGTAAAGGTGGTAATATAGATCAAAGAGCAAAGAATAGATTATTTGGTTTTTATAGAACTATGGGTGACTTGGGTATTATGCTTAGTACTATGCTTATTTCTTTGGCATTTGATGATATACTATCTGGAGATGATGATGATAGTGATACTGAAAAGAGATTTAAGAATTTAACTAGATATCAAGCAGATAGAGTATATAAAGAACTTGTGTTATTTATGCCTTCTTTTGCAGGATTTAAACAAGTTGAACAAATGTTTAACTCTCCTGTTGCCGCATCAAGATCAGTAAATGAGATGTCTGAGGCTTTTGAAATGGTTTTCCTTGGTGGTTTTATATATACAATGGCAAAAGTAACTGGAAAAGAAGAAGCATTTTATGCTAACTCTAATTATGTATATCAAAAAGGTAAAAGAAAAGGAGAACTAAAGGTATATAAAAACATTAAAGACGTTTTCCCAATACTATATTCTATTCAAAAATGGGATTCATACCTTAAGAATTCAGACTTTTATATTAAATAAGACAAATTTGCAGGTTTAATATTAGTCTTAGTCAATTGATATAATTATATTATAGTATAAACCTCTAAGTAAAAAATAAAAAATGCAAACTAAAATTACATTAGTGGTACTATCATCATTTTGTACATATCTGTGTACATATTTCTTAAATTTATCAATGGATAATATGGAACAATACTTAGCTGTGGTATCTGTATTGTGGTTAGACGGCATATTTGGAATATGGGCAGGTGTAAAAAGAGAAGGCTTTAAAACATATAAAGCACTTAAAATAATTAGAAATACAGCTGTGTGGGTTGCTATACTTACTGTAACACTTACTGTAGAAAAAGGATTTACAGGAACATCTTGGTTATCAGAGGTAGTTATGGTACCTTTTATATCACTTCAGTTAATGAGTGCTCTTAAAAACGCTTCTATGGCAGGTTTAATAAAAGCTGATCAACTTAATAAGATTTTAGATATGATTGATAATCATAAAGGATTAAGAAAATAAAAAGGGGCCAAATAATATGACCCCTCTTTTATAAAGCTTATCCTTCACAGGATGAACATTCTAAAATATTACGTGCAAAATCTTGAGCCGAACTTTTACTAAACTGATAGTATAATGTTTTAATTCCTTCTTCCCATGCATATAAATACAACTGATTAATTTGCTTAGCAGATACAGATGGATCAATCATTAAATTTAATGACTGTGATTGATCAATATACTTCTGTCTTTGTGCAGCTTGTAATACTATTTCTTTAGGAGAAATTTCAACAAAAGATTTAAATACTTCTTTAGTGGGAAAGTCTAGATGTTGTACGCTACCATCTTTTTGTAAAATAGACTTCCAGATTTTATCTGTATTTAAACCATGCTTTTCAAGTTCTTTTTCTAAGAATGGGTTTCTATATATAGTTTTAGATTTAGCCAGATCTTTAATGAAATAGTTAGACTTAATAGGTTCTATACCCATAGACACAGCACCATGTATAAATGAACTAGACTTAGTAGGTGCAACAGCAATAAGAGTGGTGTTAGCATATCCTTCTCTAAGACATGTGTAGTTATACTGATTATGTAATTCTCTTGAGGCAATCTCACTTCTATCTTTAAGCGTTCTAAAGATTTCACTGTTTAGTCCTTTAGCTCTTAAAGAATCAAATTCAAGAAGCTTAGACTGCAGCAATGAATGATAACCTAAAACACCAAGACCAATTGCTCTATGCTTTTCAGCAAAGTTATAAGCTCTCTTCATACCTGGCATAGTCTCAGACTTAATAATAAATTCATCCATCACTGCATTTAAGAAGTATACGTATGTTTCAATTGCGTCAGTTTCTTTTATTTCATCCCAGTGCAATAGATTAATAGAGCCAAGGCAACATACAAAAGAGTTATAACTATCTGTTGGTAGTTGAATTTCAGAACAAAGATTAGATGCTGTAATTTCCATACCAAGTTCTTTGTAAGGAGAATTGTTATTAGAGTTGTCTTTAAACATAATATAAGGAAAACCAAATTCACTTCTGTTTTGAATAATCTTAGCCCATATTTTACGCTTAGTTTTATCTCCCTCTTTCATTTCTTGCATCCATTGGTCACTAACTGTAATTCCATACTGTAAATTTTGTATAGGATTACCTTCTGTACCAATGTCTAAAAACTCTAAAATGTCTGCATGTTCAACAGGTAAGTATACTGCACAAGCACCACGTCTAGCTTCAGACTGTTTGCACACATCTACTACTGTATCATATATTTTAGCATAATGCACTGGGCCATCAGCAAGTCCTCCCGTTGATATTTCTGACCCTCTTGATCTGATGTTGCCTAAAAAAGCACTTGTGCCTCCGCCATATTTACTCATCATTCCAATTTCACGTCCTGCATTTAAAATGCTATCTAAGTTATCATCAACGTTAGATCCATAGCAACTAATAGGCAAACCTTTTTGTTTACCAAAATTTATCCATACAGGGGTGGATAAAGAATAAAATCCCCTTGACATGTAATCTTCAAACTTTTCAGCAAAGCCCTTAATGTTTAGATATTTTTCAGCTTTAATAGCAATATCTTTAATTCTTTGCTCAGGTGATTCTGATATGTAACCTCTTGATAGGAATGTACGACTATTTTCATTTAGCCAATAGTATTTTTTATATATCATATTCTTTCATATTATATTTAATTTATTTACACACAAGAGTAAAGAAATATTTTAATGACTTTGACTGACCAAATGATTCACCTTCAATAATAACTTTTACTTTTTCTTTGTTGTTATTGTTTATAAGATTACTAAATTTAATATAGTTTTCATTTGCAAAATACAGACCTCCGCTTTCAGAAGCCATGCAGTCATATGTTTCAATATCACCGTTTTGTCTTTTGACTTTAATTAACCCAAATATAGTTTTATACCCAATAGTTACATTAGGTAAAGAAGAGTACTCATATAAGTTAATTTTTGCTGCTCCTCCGTAATCTACTACTTTTACAATAAGACTTGCACCACTCTGTGCTGAATTATTAAATTTACCTTCAAAATATCCAACTTTTACTTTATCTCCTGTTGGATCTCCAAATTCATCTACAACTTCTGAAATTTCCCAATCACCATACGCTATATCTTGCGCATTGATATTAATAACTGTAATAGAAGCTAATAATAATAATAATAATGTTTTCATAATAATAATATTTAATAGTTAGTTTTTAAAATAGATCATCTTCTGTGATGCTCTTACTCTTTTTATTGTAGTCAACGCTTTTCTTGTAGAAAAAATCTCCTTCTTTTGTTCCAGTTATCTCTATGTCAAACCATTCTACAGACCTTAGCAGATTTTCATCAACTTCAAATATTGGTTTCATTCCTATCTTTTCTAAAGAGTTATTAAATCTGTTTTTTATAAAGTGTTGTATTGTATTCTTAGGTAAAAAGTTAAGTTCACCTTTTTCAAAAATCCAATCTAGTATTCCACACTCAGCTATATAAGCCTTTTTACATGCTGAGTCAATTAAATCTTCAAACTCTACATCAAACCACTCAGGATTTTCCTTCTTTATGATATTAATAATCTCAGCTCCAAAGTTACCATGTATCTCTTCTTCTTTACTAGTAGCCTCAACAACATTAGATATACCTTTGAATAGGTTCTTTTCTTTATTAAAGCTCATCATAATCAGAAACTGACTGAATAGACTTACATGTTCTATAAATAAAGAAAACAAAAGTACAGACTTTGTATACATCTTATTATCTCTAGAGCGTGTACCATCTAGATATTTTTTTAAATACTTAAGTCTACCTTCTATTGCAGGTACTTCAATAACTGATTGAAATTCTTTTTCTAATCCTAAGATTCTCAGTAGTTTAGCATATGCATCTTTATGTCTTACTTCAGATTCAGCAAATGTAAATCCTACATCACCAACTTCAGTGATAGGCATCCTTTTATATAAGTCACCCCAGAAAGTCTTTACGTTAACCTCTATCTGAGCAATTGCTAGCATAGTCTTTTTAATAACATCTCTTTCAGCTGGTGTAATAGTTACTTTAAAATCTTGTATATCTTCAGTAAAATTAAATTCTGTATCTATCCAATAAGAATGTCTAATTGCATCTTTATATGCTAACAGCTGCGGATATTCATAAGGAAGTATGTTTACTCTAGGTAAGAAAATGTTTTTATTCATATTTTTTTTATTATTGAGGATTAAAAAGCCACATCTTTGAATAAAAAGTGTGGCCGTTAGGTAATATAATTTACTAAAAATTAC